TAGAAGAGACACCACCACGCTTTGTTTTCATCATCTCTTCTTGTAGTCTTTCCTTTTCAGCACTAGTCTTAAATATACCATCTTTGAAAACAGTCTTGAGTCTGATACCACCTGGGGCACCTAACATTGTTGGTACAGTAGTTTCTGCATCACGAAGAGTTACATCAGAAATGTTGTTCTGTGTAGCTGCTTTAGGGTTTGCACTTCTTGTTTTTTGCTTACCAATTGTGATATCGTTTTCAAAGGTGTCAATTTTCTCATCATATGCTACAGAGAACGATTTATCAAGTTTGAATAAACCAGCCTTGTTTCTAAATCCAGAAGAGACTACACCATCGATAATAAAGTCGTCGGTAGCTGAAGGCTGTACAGACGAACGTCCTGCTTGCTTGCTTACAGTACCAGATGAAATACCTCTATAATCAACTTCGCGACCCTTTCTTCTGTTCTCAGTTGCTGTGAACTGTGCGGATTTTTCTGCTCCAGCGAATCCTCCCTTTATAGGTTGTGCCCCATCAATGACTGGGTTAGTGTCAAGTACTTGAAGCTTTTGTCTCATAAGAACTGGGAAAATACCACCACCACTTCCTGTGGCTGTTTGAATAGATTCGATTGGTAATTCGTGATTCTTAGACTTAGATTCATGGATTGTGACCTGTGTGTCTAAGGCTCCTCTCTCTCTTATCATTTTAGAGTATTTGTTGTTGTTAATGTCGTCTCTGTCCTCCTTAGATGGGAATGCAATTTCTCTGTCAGTTTTGGGAACTAAATATGCGTTATCAACTGCCATTTTCCAAGGTTTAGCGAAAGAAACACCTGTAGATCTTGTATGTTGGGGGAAGAATTGTTCGTTAAACTCTTTATCATTGGCTTCATCATTTTTACGTGTAGCCATGTTTACAGTTGTAACCTCTGGTATATAAGGTAAAGGCCCAGAGATAGGATTGTTTACTGTACCTACAGCAGTAGATGCAGGTGGTTCATCAAGTTTTATTTCAGGTTCCTCCGAAACATCCATTGGTTCATTTTCAGTAACTTCATTTTCAGTAACTTCATTGGTAAATTCATAATCATCGACTTGTCTTTTATTCTTAATGTTTCTTTCCATACGGAATTTGTTTGCTACTATACCAGCAGTAATTGCAATAAGAATGGTATCCATTCTTATACTTATAATAAAGTAATACAAAAAAATATCTCTTTAATCTCTTTAGATAATCTCACATTATTATTTTTAAGAATCTAGCATATTAAGAATTTCATCTTTAGATTTTACACCTGATAATAGTGTATCATTTACTACCCATGTTGGGAATGATCTAATTCTATAATCATCAAGTGTATTTGGATCATCCACGTCAAAAATTTTTACAATTCTATCGAATTCCTCCGAATTTATTTCTTCAATTATATCTTTTTGTCTTACACAATAACCACAACGCGACCATAAATATAATTTAATTGATTTTTCTGGCTTTTCAATTAAAGGAACTAGTAGTCCAGAAGAACTTGAACTTATTAATTTATTGAACTTCTTATATCCCTGTCCCTTTTTAATAAACAAATTATTATCTTTATAATAGATACTTGATTCGATAGCACCATTTAAACTACTATAAATAAACTCCCCACCTATATTTACACTTGACATACCGTTTAATTTTGCCATTGGGCGTATCAAGTTCTGGTTGAATTCATTCTTAAATTCAATTCTAATAGTTATATCATATATATTTACTAAAGATCTTGCTAAACTCAACAAAGATGAATTCATTTCCTCTGTATATGTTAAGTTTCTAATTATTAAACTTTTAAACGCAATTGGCCTATTTAATTTAAATGACCTATCAAATACTTTATGAGAATTATTAAAAAAGTTTTTGTTAGAAGAATCTATTAGTAAATTTCCAACTTGTACTATACCATCCATAAGTATTCCTGTCCATATTTCACATAATGTCATATCATTATCTATGTGTAAATTTGGTATAGAAGAAATCATCTTATTCTTAATTAAATCATTTACCTTTTCAGTCGATTTTAATACTACCATGTCCCTGTTTTCTTTAAATTTTTCACATGAAAAATTATTGTTTTTCATCCATACTGACTTCTTAATATTTATATTTTGGGGTAATTCCAAATTAGATAAAGAAATATCTGTCTTACCATCTAAATTCAAATAATTCAACCCATTTGGTAATCTTATAGAGTCTAAATCAGATATATTAACATCTGATTTAATAGTTAGACTTACAAGATTTCCAGGTATTTTCATTAAATGATATGGTATAGAATATTTTGTATTTAATAATGACAAATTTGTAACAAAATCAGGCATAGTTTGATTATACAAATAGGGACCATGATATGAACTTAAAAATTGTGGCAAAGAAGAACAACTTATCATACTTCTTGATAGTTTTTCTCCAAATCTTAAGAAAATCAAATTTTTAGGAATGTTTGCAACCTTTATGAAATCAGTCTCTTCATTTATTTCAAGATTGATTTCAATTTCATCTTCTCCGTATTTAGATATTAAATCTATTGTAGAATATTCTATAACGTCTATTTTATCATAAGTAATATCAGTCTCATCAACATATATATTAGTCTTTTCTGGATATGAATGACATATGATATTATGATTTAAATATACTACTGACTCATCTTCATCCAAATATTCCGAATTTGTAAGGAAATCAACTTCTTGAATTCCAAATATATGAACAGTTTCATCATTTAGATTGCTAATACGAACCTTTGTTTTAAGATTAGAACAATTTATGTCAGATATATCTTCGGGGGTTATTATATGTACTGCCTCCACAGACGAAGGAAAATGAATTACACCTTGACATGCTCTAGTTGGAGTTGAAACATATAAAATTTTTACAAATTGTACATCGCAACCAGATGGTACAACAGAAGTAAAAATTTCAAATGCAGATTCATCAGATTCAGTTATTATTGTCATTTCGTGTACAAATGACTTATATTTTGACAAATAACTTATAGTTTTTAAAGAATTTTCGTCAATGGGATGTATTATGCTTACAAGGTGAACATTCTTATTTTCAAATGATATATTTTCATCTGAATGCTCTGTCCTAAACTGGAAAGCGTCATCCATATTTAAATGTGTAGTAACTATATAAATAATAAAATATTAAAATGATCAGAACATCATGGAACCATCTTCCAGATGTTATAAAGAAGTATATTATTAATATGAACCCATCATGGAAAGATATACATAAGGAAATATTTAAAGATACTCAATCTGAAATTATATCTCGTAGAAGAGATTTCATTTGTATCCAGTGTAATAGAAAAACAATATTTGAAACAGGTGTAATATTAAGAAGACCTTCAACCAGAATATATGCTATAAGAGAAACTACGCATCATAGTGGGCCGTATCGTGTACGTGTATTTTGTGAATGTGCAGAACATAGAACAAGTAATACATTTGAATATAAACTACTTTTACCTAAAAATTGTATAAATACAAGTGACATATATGAATATTGTAGTAAACTGTATGGATCTATATCATCAATCATAATGTATAAAGCTTGTGATGAAAGAGACATACAAATAAGAAATTTGATAATGAATGGTAATTATGTTGTTACCTTCGAAAGAAAGAGACCAACATGGGAACAAATTTATTATAATTAATAATAACTATAGTTAAATAATGAATCTTACATACCTATTAAGTACAGCTATTGGTATCAATTTATTCGGTGACTTTATATCTTATATCTCATCTATTGTGTTTAAAAATATGATAGAGGATAAGATAAAGAAAAAATCTCAATTTTTTGCATCAGCTGTATCATTTCTATTTGGAATAATGATAACATCTATAATAATTGAAACAGGACTTGGGAAATGGAAAAATGAAAAAATAAAGGAAATTTCTTGTATGCTTGAAATTTATGTAGACAAATGTAAAAATCTATTACTAAAAAAAGAAGAAGAAAAGTTAACACATGATCCAATGTTCCAACCAACTAAAAAATATTTTAATCCAAGAATGATATTTCGTCGTTGATTTACTTTCTCATTCTCATCATTACGATTGTTGCTAGCAAGATTGCAATAAGTACTCCTGTAACAAGAGGGATGTTAGATAATCTGATGAATCTCTTGTTAGTCTGGATACCAAGTTTAGCTAGTCCAACTTTTTCACCAAGTTCAATTACAGCAAGTTCAATCTCATACTCTGTATCAGGTTCTAAGTTCTTAAGTGCCATTTCTGTTCCAGTTGTTTGACCAGCCGATTTGTTATTGTAAAATACTTCATATACGGCTCCAGGGTAAACATTCGACCACGATACCATCATACTCTTTGAACCAATAGAACCGATGCTCAAATCAGTAGAAAGAGTCTTTACAATTGCAGTGCTCTGGTCTTCCCATGTTCCATCTACCTCTAGTCTCTGTAGTACAAATGGAATAGTCATTCCTGGTGTTAGTTCACTAATAATTGCGTCTGTCTCTTCTGTTTCTTCTACTAGAATAATGTCTTCTTCTGGTGATCTAGCTACGATACGGTAGTTGATTGCACTTCCCTCAATAGAGTCAGCCCAATCGAGTTCAACATAAGAAGAATATACATTTACGATTTCCATTGCTACATTGGAAGTTGTAGTGAAAGTTTCTTCATCAAGTAGTACCATTTTTCCATCCTCAAATGCGACTAATTGTACAATGTATTCTACACCATCTTCAAGACCAGAAATGGTATGAGAAGTACCAGATGCTTCTTCATCTACTATTTTATTCTCGCTGTTATTAATTTCAGAAACTTTTGTGTATCTTACATTGTATACTGCTGTAGAAGGTACTCCAGGGTTTACCCATGTAAGTTTTGCGGCGGAAGACCCGGTTGATACGGAAAAGTCTACAGAGTATGTAGTTGCAGAAACATAGTCTAGTCCAGAAGTAGAAGATGTTTGTCTTATGTATTCATCAATTTCATACCTTTCAAGGTAAATTTGTAGAGTAGTCTTTGGTGTTAGCCCAGTGATGGTATAGGTACCCTTTGCTCCTGAAGGTACAACTACGTCATCATATGTCTTTCCTGATGATACTACACGGAAAGTTGCGGAACCGGCCGAAACATTTGTCCAAGACAAGGTGATAGTAGAATAACTTACACTATCAAGACTTAGTCCAGCGAATGCATCTGTTTTAACGGTAGTTCTAGAAACAATTACAGTTGTCATTATATATATATAATCATTTACATATTTTTTGCTCAAAAAGGTTCTTTAATGTAGCCTTTTCGTCATCTGAAAATGATTTGGGATATACTATATTTACTACTAAGTCAAGTACACCTTCTCCTCTAGGTATACCTTCCCCTGGTATTTTAATATTAAATCCTTGCTTTGTTATGTCGGTACTTTTTACTTTTACCACGTGACCATCAAGATGTACAAAATCTTTATTAAATCCACATAAACTTTCATATAATGTAATATCTAGATTACACTTTAAATTTTTAGCTGTTCTTTTAAATTTATGGTGAATTTTCTGCCTGGCTGTAATTATTACATCTCCTTGATCTTTTCCGTTAGTACAATTTCCCTGTCCTTTCAATATAGTCCTTGATCCAATTGCACATCCTGGTGCAAATTTAACCTCTACAACAGACCTTTCTTTTACTGTTCTTGTACCTCTACATGATGCACATATTTTATCAAATGCTACCTTTTTACCATTCCCATCACATTGCATACATTGTGTCTTTATTATTGTCGAACCCCTATGTATATTGCGTAATCCCTTACCATTGCACCCCATGCATTTTTCCTCCCTTCTACCAGCTCCTCCATCTCCCTTACATTTATCACAAGCTTTACTTCTAGATATGGCTAACTTCCTAGTTTTACCTGTATACATTTCTTCCAGTGAAAGTGTAATATCTTGTTTCAAATCAGTAGGTTGTTTTTTTGTAACGTTGGGTTTTGAAAAATGAACATTTATATTAGTAAAAAAAGAACTCATTTGAGGTCCATGGTTCATATGTCCATGATTCATAGTTCCACGGGGACCATGATTCATAAAATCTTTGATATTAATTCCATTTACCTTTCTTTCATACTCTGCCTTTTTTTCAGGATCAGTTAATATTTCATGTGCATCACTTATCTCTTGGAATTTTTCACTTGAACCACCCTTATCAGGATGATGTTTTAATGCCAATTTTCTGTAAGCTTTTTTGATATCATCTTCATTAGCATTCTTATCTACTCCAAGTATTTCGTAAGGTGATTTCATCTTTAATTATATTATAACATTTAAATATTCATAAAAAAT